CCCGGTGAGGTGACCGACGCGGGCGAGGACTTCGTCTCCTACCGCATGCGCGACGGCTCCCCCTGGACCAACGACGCCCGCGAGAAGGAGACCGCCGCATGCTGACCCTGCGCCCCTACCAGCAGGCCGCGATCGCCTCGATCTACGGCTATTTCGAGAAGGAGAGCGGCAACCCGCTCGTCGTCATCCCCACCGCCGGCGGCAAGAGCCTCGTCATGGCCGCCTTCATCGACGGCGTGCTCAAGGCCTGGCCCGACCAGCGCGTGCTGGTCGTTACCCATGTCCGAGAGCTGATCGCGCAGAACCATGCCGAGATGCTGGGGCTCTGGCCCGACGCGCCGGCGGGCATCTACTCGGCCGGACTTGGTCGCCGCGACGCGAGGGCCCGGATCCTCTTCGCCGGCATCCAGTCGATCCACGACAAGGCGACGCGCATCGGCCATGCCGATCTGGTGCTGATCGACGAGGCCCATCTGATCCCCGGCCGGTCGAACACCATGTATCGCCGCTTCCTCACCGACCTGCAGGCGATCAACCCCGCGCTCAAGGTGATCGGGCTGACGGCGACGCCCTTCCGGCTCGACAGCGGCATGCTGCACGAGGGCGAGAATGCGCTCTTCACCGACATCGCTTACGAAGTGTCGGTCCGCGACCTGATCGATCAGGGCTATCTCTCCCCGCTGATCTCGAAACAGACGAAGACCCGCCTCGACGTGACGGGCGTGGGATCGCGCGGCGGCGAGTTCATCGCGCGCGACCTCGAGGACGCGGTCGATCAGGACGCCATCACGCGCGCGGCCGTGGCCGAAGTGATCGCGCATGGCGAGACGCGCAAGTCCTGGCTCGCCTTCTGCTCCGGCGTGCGCCACGCCACCCATGTCGCCGAGGAGTTCCGCCGCCGCGGGGTCAGCTGCGCCACCATCTTCGGCAAGACGCCGAAAGACGAGCGCGACCGGATCATCGCCGCCTTCAAGCGCGGCGAGATCAGGGCGCTGGCCTCGATGGGCGTGCTGACGACGGGCTTCAACGCGCCGGCCGTGGATCTGATCGCCATGCTGCGGCCCACCAAGTCGGCCGGGCTCTATGTCCAGATGGCCGGTCGTGGCACACGGCTCGCCGAGGGCAAGGAGAACTGCCTCGTTCTCGATTTCGCGGGCAATGTCCGCCGGCACGGCCCCATCGACCTGGTGCGCCCGAAGCGGCCGGGCGGTCCGGGCGACGGGCCGCCACCCACCAAGATTTGCCCGAAATGCGGGACCATCGTAGCTGCGGCGGCTCTCGAATGCCCCGACTGCGGCTACGAGTTCCCCGGCCGCGAGGTGAAGCTCGAGCCGACCGCCTCGACGCTGGAGGTGCTGTCCACCGGAAAGGCGCAATGGGTCGGCGTCACCGACGTCACCTACAGCCGCCACGAGAAGCGCGGCGGGCGGGTCTCGCTGAAGGTCACCTATCGCTGCGGTCTCGCCTTCCACACGGAATGGGTCTGCTTCGAGCACGAGGGCTATCCGCGCCGCAAGGCCGCAAGCTGGTGGCGCGAGCGGGCGCCCGAGCTGGAGGTGCCCGCGACCGTCGACGAGGCGCTCATCCTGGCGGACCGGTTGCGCCGCCCCACCGAGATCGCCGTCCGCCCCGCGGGCCGATTCACCGAAATCACTGCCTACAGGTTCGCTCCATGCCTTACGTCCGTGCCGGCCTCTGCGCCGTCTGCCACCGGGAACCCGGTGGCTGGGGTTGGTTCGACGCGCGCTTTCGCCTCTCCGACCCGCGCCGCGACACGACCCGCCGGGATCTCTGCAGCCGGGTTTGCCAGGACATCTGCCACAGGGAGGCGGGCATGATCGATCCGACACCCAATGAGGTCGCGGCCATGGTAGAGGGCGGCAAGGCCGGCGGCGCCTATCTCGACAGCCTCGGCCGGACCGATCTCGCCCAACTCACCGAGGAGGAATGGGACACCTTCGTCGAGGTGATCGTCACCGGCTACTGCGACCACCTGCGCGATCTGGCGGCGAAGGACCGCGCCCGGCTCGACGGCATGATCCCGGAGGTGCCCTTCTGATGGCGGACACATCCTGGATGGCGCGCGTCGGCGCGCGCCTCGTGACCAATGGCTATGCGATCCTGCCGATCGCGCCCGGCACGAAGAAACCCGGCCAGTTCGCGCGCGCGGCCTGGCACGATTACCCGAAGTGGAACCGGCATGCGAGTCGCGCCACGACCGAGATCGAGGTCGCAACCTGGTCGACCTGGCCCGGCTGCGGCGTCGGAATCGTCGGCGGTGCGGTCGCCGCGCTCGACATCGACATTGCCGATGATGGCGAACTGGCGCTGCGCATCGAGCGGCTGGCGCGCGAGCGGCTTGGCGACACGCCCGCGCTCAGGATTGGCAAGCCGCCGAAACGGCTGCTGGTCTATCGCACGCGAGAGCCTTTTGCCGGTATTCGGCGCGCGCCGCTTGAAGTGCTCTGCCTCGGGCAGCAGTTCGTGGCCTATGCCGAGCATCCCGACACCGGCCAGCCCTATGCCTGGCCGGACGAGGGGCTCGCGGATCTCGACATCGGGAGCCTGCCCGAAATCGATGCCGCACAGGCGGCGGCGTTCCTCGACGAGGCGCTGGCGCTGATCCCGCCCGAGCTACGCCCCAGAAGCCTTGGGGGGAACGGGGCGAGCGGGACCGGAGCGACATGCCTGCCGGGGCATGCGCAGGCAGGCACGCTGGCCGCGATCCGCAGCGCGCTCGCCTGGCTGCCCAACGCCGAGCTCGACTACGACAGCTGGGTGCGTATCGGCATGGCGCTGAAGGGCGCGCTTGGCGATGGGGGTGCTGCGCTCTTCGCCGACTGGTCGGCGCAGGCGGCCAAGAACGATCCGGCCGCGACGGCGAAGGCGTGGGCGAGCTTCAGGCCCGCGCGGATCGGCGCCGGCACGATCTATCACCTCGCCATGGAGAAGGGGTGGCGCCCCGACCCCGACCTGCTGCTCGACGGCAGTCAGCAGGCTTGTGCTGGCGACGCGCATCCCGCGGCGGGCCTCCTCGCGCGGCTCGCCCAGCCCGAAGCCCCGATGCCGATCCTCCCGCCCGCGCCGTCGTTCACGCTGACAATCCCGGGCGGGCTCGTGGGCGATCTCGCGCGCTACATGATCGACACCGCGCGGAGACCGCAGCCGCTTCTGGCCGTGGGCGCCAGCCTCTGCGCCCTCGGCGCGCTGATGGGGCGGCGCTACCGCACGACGACCGACCTGCGTACGAACCTCTACATCGTCGGCATCGCGGACAGCGGCTCGGGCAAGAACCACGCCCGCGAGGTCGTCAACGAGCTCTTCTTCGCGGCTGGGCTGGCGCACCACCTCGGCGGCAACAAGATCGCCTCGGGCGCGGGGCTCCTGACCGCGCTCCACCGTCAGTCCGCGATCCTGTTCCAGATCGACGAGTTCGGCATGTTCCTCTCGGCGGCGGCCGACCGGAAGCGCAGCCCGCGCCACATCACCGAGATCCTCGACAACATGACCGAGCTTTACACCGCTGCCAGCGGGGTCTTTCTCGGCGCGGAATACGCCAACCGGGACGGCTCGAACGAGCGGCGCGACATCGTCCAGCCCTGCCTCTGCGTCTACGGCACGACCACGCCGCTGCATTTCTGGGGGGCGCTGCAGGGCGCCAATGTCGTGGACGGCTCGCTCGCCCGGTTCATCATCCTGCCGAGCGAGGAGGACTATCCGGACGAGAACCGCCGTGCCGGGCTGCGCACGTTGCCGCGACCGCTGATCGAGGGGCTGCAGCGGCTCGCCGAAGGCGGCGGCCGGGCGAGCGGCAACCTGGCCGGCAAGACCTCCGGACCCGAGACCGCCGTCGATCCCATGACCGTGCCGATGGACGGCGACGCGCAGGCGCGCTTCGACGCGCTTGGGGAAGAGATCACCGCCGAGCTCAGGGCCGCGGCGGGCACGTTCCACACCCCGATCCTCGCCCGGATCGCGGAGAACGCGGCCAAGGTCGCGCTCGTCCTGGCCGTGGGGCGGGATGCGGTCCATCCCGTCATCCGGCTCGAGGAGGCCGTCTGGGCCATCGATTTCGTGCGCCACTTCGCCCGGCGCACCATCGACGCCGTCGAGCGCCATGTCGCCGACACCGAGACCGAGGCGCATCTGAAACGCCTGCGCGAGATCATCCGCAAGGCCGGTTCGGCAGGGTTGACGAAGTCCGAACTCACCCGTGCCTCGCAATGGCTTCGGGCGCGCGACCGTGACGACATCCTGCTCACGCTGGTCGAGAGCGGCGACATCGTCACGGTCGAGCAGGAGACCGGAGGGCGGAAGGCCATGCGCTTCCGGGCGCTGCGGTGAGGTGCCTGTGCAATGCTTCCTTCAACGGCCCCCATCCTTCATTTGAAGGAAGTTCCCGGCCAAGCCTCTGTCCCGCAACGAAAATTCGGTGCGGGGGACTTCTTTCAATATTTCACGCAGAGACCCTCGCGCCCGTGGGTGGGAGGGGGTGCCAGACACATACCCCATGAAGAAACTGAAATATTGAAAGAAGAGATTTATCCTCATTCTGCCAATGGCTTGCGGCCCCACTTCCTTCAAGCGGGCTGGGTGAAGCCATTGAAGGAAGCGCCGGGCGCTCCCGGCATCGACAACGTGATCCTGACCAGACCTCGCGATCCCGGCCCGGGCGCGCGTGCTGCCTTCACGAAGCAGCCGTGCCGCCCCGGCCTCTCAATCGAAAAGGAGGTCGTCATGGACCGCTCCCCATACATCGCTCCGGCGCCTGCCACGGCTGCCGGCACTCTCGACCGCTGCATTCTCGCGCTGGATCTCGGCACCAGCACCGGCTGGGCGTTGCGCGCCCCGGACGGGCTGATCACCAGCGGGACCGCGAGCTTCAGGCCCGGCCGCTATGATGGCGGCGGCATGCGCTATCTGCGCTTCACGAACTGGCTCACCGAGATCGACCGCCTGTCGGGGCCGGTCGCCGCGATCTGGTTCGAGGAAGTGCGCCGCCACGCCGGAACCGATGCGGCCCATGTCTATGGCGGGCTCATGGCCACGCTGACCGCCTGGGCGGAACTACGGGGCGTGCCCTATGCCGGCGTTCCGGTCGGCACGATCAAACGCTTCGCCACGGGCAAGGGCAACGCCAGCAAGGATGCAGTGCTCGCCGCGATGCGCCAGCGCGGGTTCCAACCCGCCGACGACAACGAGGCCGACGCGATTGCGATCCTACTCTGGGCGATGGAGACCCGGGGAGGCGTGCTGTGAATTGGACGCCGAGCCTGGTCGAGGAGCGGCTGGCGGAAGCCGCATCGGTTTTGAAACGACTGCCCGAACCCCGGCGTCAGGGATATTTCAGCGTCTGGCCGGAGGTCATCCATAGCTTCGCCGACAAGGTCGGACAGGAGCCAAAGCCGATGCGCGTCATCCCGTCACCCGCCGCGATCAGCCGGATGGAGGAGACGCTCAGCTGGACGGTGGGGCTCGATCCGATCGACGGCAAGATCGTCTGGATGAAGGCCCATGGTCTGCGTTGGAAGGTGATCTGCTGGAAGGTTGGCCTGCAGCGTTCGGCTGCCAACGAACACTGGCTTTATGCGCTCTGCGTCATCGCCCTGAAACTCAACAGGCGGCAGTTCAATCGCAACCTGTCCAGGCGCAAAGTGATCGAACTAGCTTGTGCGTCGCAAGCATGAGTACCCGTTAGAACTCTGTCCGCCGGACAGTTTTCGAACGGACGGAAACGGCTTGAATGGGGTAGATTCTGGCTATGCTCGGGACAGTAGCGCGCCCGCGACGGTGAAAACCATCGCGAGCGTTGTCGTTTCCGCCACCATCGTCATCGCCCCCTGCACCATCGAGATCAGCATCATGCCCGTCCGCCCACCGATCCATCGCCCGGTTGGCCGGCGCGAAAAGCGCGAGCGCGATCGTGATTACGCAAGCAGGCGCAATCCGGTGGCCCGAGCGCTCTATCGCTCGAAGCGCTGGCGCACCGAGCGGGCGGCGTTCCTCGCCGACCATCCGCTGTGCGTGGAATGCGCGCGCCATGATCTGATCCAACCGGCCAGCGTCGTCGACCATATCGATCCGCATGGCGGTGATGAGACGGTGTTCTGGGACCGCAGCCGCTGGCAGGCGCTGTGCGCGTCGTGCCACGGCCGGAAGACGGCCGGCAGCGACGGCGGCTTCGGCAATGCGCGCCGCCGCTCGTGAGCCCAAGCCCTCCCCCCCCGGGG